ATTTAATATAGATCTACTTTCAGCTTCTAATCTATTAGACTTTTCTTTCTCTAAGTCTATTTTATTTTGTTGTAGTTCTAATCCTAGATTGTAAGCAGAGTTAGCCGCACGTGTATCAGCTTCTTTCATCAATCGTTTGTGAGTTTGTGCCTCTAAGAACATATTATCCTCTGCATCAGCTTCTTTCAATTCCAACTCTTTCATTTTTAATTGGAACTGTGGTGAATCTTCTGGTTTTGGAGGTTCTAGTGTATTTTGTAAAGCTTCTTGTATAAGTTCCCTTGCCTGTTCTTTATTGGTTAAACTAGAATTTTCATAGATGGAATCTAAAATCAACCAATATGCTGGGGAGTTTGGTGGCACTGTATTTAACAAAGATGATAATTGTTGTTGTTCGAATTCTCTTGCCATAATACCCATACTAGAGTGTATAATAAATTTATAGTCTTGTACTGGATACCTTTCAGGATCGAAATCCATATATCGCCACAAAGATTTTTTTACCAAGGGATCTAAAAAATGCCTTTCAATATTATGCATAGTACGTTTTTGACGTTTAATCGCACCCGCTAACATCATAGACATACCGGAAGCTGTTTGATTCCTAGGACTTATACCTACAGGAGTTGCAGAATCCATAGATCCTGTTCCCATTTGAATCATCCTTTCTAATTCTCCAGTTTGTCTATATGTGTTTGGATCTGGACCGGGAAATTGTATAGGAAAAATACTATCTCTAGGGCTACCATTGGTTATGATAGTTTTCCCTGGATATACGCTCATACCACTATTTTGTCCTCTTGGTAAAGATCCTACATCTACAGCTATCATAGGATTATTAGAAAATCCTAACCCGTCTATTCTAGCTCTTATCTCTGCATCTAATGCTTTTTGTGAATTGTATCCCTTCTCTGCTACGCCCCTACCATAAAATCTATTAGGAACTGTATCATGTTGGTACGCTATAATAGATCGATCTTTCATTATATGAGGATTTTCTACAGCCTTTAATTCAAAAGAATCATTTGCTATTGTTACAATAGCCTCTACTAGTTCTTCCCCATCTATAGTCCTAGGATTAAACTCTTCTAATTCTGCGTCAAAAAGTGCTAAAATATCACTATCATTTTTATTTTTTCTCTCTAGATACCGTGCAGGTATCAATCCATGATATTCTGTAATCTTAACTTCTTCATCTGGGGAAGTAGTACTAAATTCTGATACACCTTCTGCATCTCTTCCTTGATCACTACTACTAGGTGCTATACCAAAATCTCCTTTATTGTATATACCCTCTTCTTGTTTTAATGATATAACATGTCTAGGAACAACCATTTCATGAGCGCAACCCAAGGCTTCATTTACAGTCCTTGCAATAGGCTCTATAACAAAATTATTAGGATCTACAGCTATTAACTTTACAGAAATTCTATTTTTTTGAGATGCTGCCGGTAGCATGCCCGGTATATTAAACGTATTAGGATCTAATACAAACTCTTTAGTCTCTTCAACTACAATTTTACCAATACCAATACCATACAAAGCCCCATTTAAATAGGTCTCAGAGATTGCACTTTTTATACCGTCTAATTCAAAATCTTCAAGAAGTTGTTTATTTAATAGCTCTACATCTTCTTTATTCATATCTAGTCTATCATCTTGGATATCTATCCACCTAAGTCTACCAAAGGTGGACTCTTCTAATTCTGAAACAGTTGATTCTATTGCTTGTTGAAGAGCAGGAGATATGATTCTAGACCTCTCTGATTTTCTTGTTCGATCACTACTTGACCATATACCTCTCCAAATCCTGTAATATTCACCCCAAAGATCTTTGAAGTTTTGATCTCTATACCTTCTCCACGCACCTACACGTTCCATTACCCAAGCAGCTAAAGAATCTGTGCTTACAGTATTCCCGCTCATTTTGTGTATAGAGCTAGGCTTGTTGCTCAGATCGTCCACAATAATTTCACTAGATGTTGCCATTAAATGTCCTCTTTAATATCCCGATACTTGGTCTAAAGGTTCCCAACCTTCTTCTTGGGTATTACTGTCAAAGTACGATACTCTAGCAACTTGATCTATATAAGCTAATGCATCTAACATATCATCATGAGCCATCTTATTAGGAAAATCCAAAAATTGGGTTCTTAATTTTGGAAGATACGTAGCATCCTTAAAAGTTATTCTTTTGTGTTGCATACGTCCTTGTAATGCCCATGTTATTCTTTCAGACTTTTTCTGTCCTCCGTGACGAGTCTCAACCAAATTTGGATATATATTTAGTCTGCGCATCTGATCTTGTAGATAAGGTAAAATTGAATTTCTTAAAGACCCTCCTTCAATGCCTACAGCTAAAGGTCTATACTGTCTAACTGCATTTAATAATCTTAAGGATGCCTCTCGTATTCCCCATCTACCTGTTATTACATCATCTACATACCACCCATAAGTACCCACCTTTACACAAGCAATCGCAGCTTCATCTAAACGTTTTAATTTGCTTTTAGTTAAAGCAACTGTATCTCCATAACCTGCGGGGTCCATACTCAAGTACCATTCTCCATCTGCAGGCTCTACACCTAATACTATATTCTCTTCTTTAAATAAATTTCCACCACCAGTAGAAAAATTTGCTTCATACTCTTGCCTGAAACTTTCGTGCGACATTGTACGCCGCTTTTTTTCAACCTCTTTAGAATCCAAATATGGATTATTTATAGACAAAAATTCAAATGTGTTCCAATCTTCTTCATCTTTAGCTTCTTGGAACAAATCATAAAAATGATTTTTCCCTGCGGGGGTACCTATAAATAATGCAGATCCTTTTACATCTGTTAACGTAGGTTGTATAATATCTTCCCAGGTTTCTGGTTTCATGGTTGCAAATTCGTCCATGACTACAAAAGATAAACCTACTCCTCGCAGTGTGTCTGGTTTATCAGAACCTTTTAGATGGATCATCCTCCCATTTTTTAATCTTATTTGTGCTGTATTTTCTAAAGCTTGTTCTATAACGTCTGCTCCTAATATCTTTAATTTTCTCCAAGCAGAATCTTTAGCTTGTTGAAAAGTAGGTGCTACGTAAAATACATCTTTATCTAGTAGATCATAACCAAAACTATTTTTTACTTTTAGACCTTCTATAATTAACTGTATTACTCCTAGCTCTGTCTTGCCCCACCTTCTACCAGCAACAACTACTTTATGCCTTTCTGGAGATTTATATACCTCTATCTGCCCAGGGTGCATAGTAAAGTTTATATCTGTCATTAGCCCTTTTATTTAGTTGGACAAGAACACTTACCTGGAGTGCATTTACAATCTGGTTTCCCACATTTTTTGCATACAAATATCATATATATTCCCCTTGAACACTAGGTTGTTTAGAGAACCAATCCCCGTAATTCTTTTTACTTTCTTCCCATAAATCTGTACACTCTTTGGTAATATCCTCAGATTGCTTAGTACCTTCCGGCCACGCTACTCCATAGCACGAAAATTGGTGGTTGCCTTCTCGGTCCCCTTGTGCCCAATGTCCTATACAATATCCACTATCAATGGCATTTTTTACCATAATGTGCATTAATTCTGGAGGCATCATGCGTCCTTTAGTTGAAGTTAAAAACCCCAAAACGTGGGCTTTTTTACACATTTCAATGCCCTCTTCTGTAGTACTTGCTTGAGCTACGTTTGCACCCGAATATGTAGAATTTATGTTTGCCCTTACTTCGTCCATTATAGCAATAGTTAGTAATATTGCAAATACTATAATTATCCAAGATTTCTTTGATATATGCACTAGTTATACCTTCCTTTGCCAAACATAACCACACTTTTGTACATAGAATGAACTAACCAATTAGATGTCCCATCTCGTACCAATGCCCACTTAAATTTTTTATCTGCTTGTTTTTTATTTTGTATTGCGTGCTCGTACATATAATCGTGTCCACAAGCTGCACGAATTACTTTGGGTTGAAATGGAGATACTATTCTCCAGAAAAATCTAGGTACTGATGCGCCATCAAATTCGAATCCAGTTGGTACAAGTATATCAAAGAATTGGAAATTCTCCAAGACTTTGTATTTTGTCTTGTCTTTATTCGGCGCTATTTTCAATTGTCCCAGAGTCCACATTTCCTTCTTCTTCGTATTCACTAGATATCCCATACTGTCTATCACACCAAGTATCTAATTCTTTCCACGTCTTATTGTTATTCTTCAAAAACTGTTCGTAAGACTTTAGTGGGAAAGTGCCGTTACAAAATTCTGACCTTCCTTTTTCCATAACATCTACTAACTTTTCCCCTGTCCTTTCTTTGATGTTTTCTACCACGCATCCTTGTAAAGATAACAATACTACACCAAAAAACATAGAAAATAAAAGTGTAAATTTCATTTTAGTATTTACCTGTTTTATATTTTTTGGGACTTTTATAAGTCCTGGATTTTTTTGATTTTTTATTTTTTTTCTTAGCCATTTTTCTTATTCTTTGGTTTTTCGCTTTGGGCTGTTTGGTTCACAGACATTCCGGGAGCTTTGTAATCTCTAGGTGCGCTTTCCATACCTGTCATAGTACCAGCTACCCTTTGTTGTGAGTTATTGTGTTGATAATCTCTTTTATTTGGCATTACATGTTATCTCCAGGTTTTTACTATAGTTTTTATCTTGTTCTACACTGTGTTGTGTGTCTATAGATCCAATACTTTCTATCGGCTCTGCTGTATTTATGACTATATTGATACCTTCTTTCCCAAAATCGTGTTTACCTAGATGCTCTATGGCCTTACGGGCTGGTATAACACGCTCAAATATAAGTTTAGCCGCCTTCATATCGCCCTTTTCGGCCATTTCGCATACTTTTTCTACTATTTTCGGAAAATGCTTGAGTAAGGTTTTCTCCGATTTGGCTAGAACAGCCTCTTGAACAATAGTAGATACATTTTTGGACCCTTTCGGTCTACCAGGGCCTTTTTGACCCGGTTGTCCTGGCCTTAGTTTTTTAGAATCCAATTATTAATTCCTTATTTATATTAATTTACATAGTAATAATAATAACACCTCATATAATTAAATCTTAATAAGAATTTCTATTATTAAATCTTATATATTAAGTATAGCATATAATATTACATAAAGC